TGACGGCAAAGGACTTAAACAAAGTTGTATCATTCCTAAGCTGGCCACGTAATATTTAACTACTAAAGGCAAATCATTCTCTAAATAAATTTCTATTTGAGAACACAAGTTTGTGCATTTAATAAAATATCCTAAATTTTTCAATGAAAATTCACCTTGAACCACCTTAGATGAATCTTGTTTTAAAATAAATCCCATACTTCCATCTGATTCAGTTCGATGTATTTCAGCGGAAGCAAATTGTCCATTGCATTTAAATATCAATTCATTGCCGACCGACTTAATTTCCAATTTATCAGAAATGCAAGACAAATCTCGAATGATTTTCTGAAAATCCGCCGATGGAAGATTAATAATAGAAGAAAACTTAACATCGGGATATTCCAACTCTTCTTGTTCCGGTTCAATCAGTCGCAATTTTTGTGTCTTTCTTTGCTTAATGTCTCCATTCTCAAATTTCAATGTCAAATAAGAAACAATTCCATCCACATAATCGGCATTTTCAATATACATTGTAAGCGTATCATCATTGTCAATCGTATTAATCAACTTGAATAAATGAAACATATTCACCCCAATAATAATTTTGTCTCGTTTACATTCATAGAATTCAAAATTCTTTGCATCTAACAAAAGATGGGCTAAAATAGTATGCGATTTATCCATATTAATAATGCGAATTCCGTCTGGCTGAAATGAAATATTTGTCTCTAACAAAATATCCTTTAGTGCCGTCATTAATGTTCTAAATGGCGCAATTTGAACTGTTTGGATTGTCAATACATTTCCTTCAACTCCTTTATTCATTAAATTATTGTTTTGTAAATCTTTAAATGCTTTGTTGAACGTGTTAATAATAATTAAAACAATTAAATGAATATAAATGAAAAGTAATATACTTATTTAATGGACCCCATACAAAAAGTAATGGAATTATATGCAAAATACGAGTCAAATGACTACATGTTAAACCGATTAAATTCACATATATTTACCATTTTGCCCAATGCTCTTGAAATTGAAAATGAAAATTACAATGAAAGAACATTGCGAACAAACGCCCTTCAGTCAATGCAAGAAACGTTTATTAAAGTGTTTTTGGATAAGCATAAATATTATCACATTCCATCCAGCGGACATTATTATGAATATATCGATGATACATATACTATTTGCAAGGAAGATGATATACATTATAAATTACTTTCCACTATTTCAGAAGACCGGTCTTTGATGGATTGGAAATACAAGACCAAATCTAGCATTATGAAGCGAATTAAAGAACGACATTTATTATCATCTACTCCAAACACAACTACAATTCAACGTATATTGAATTCATTGTGTCCACTTATTTTTCCATCTAAAAGTGCAACCAAGTATTTTTTAACTGTGCTAGGAGATAATATTTTGAAGAAGCAAACTCCCATCCGAGTCATCAATAAACATGCAATCCTTTTTGCAGAAATGGACAGAATTGCTCCATACATTGGGGTAAACAATCTAACACACAATTTCACGTCCAAATATAATGAGAACCATGTGTATTCTCAGTATAGGTTGTTAGTGGTGAATGACCCAATCCCAAGCGAATTTTGGATAAATTTAATTAACCAATGTGGGCTAGATATGTTGTGTGTGGCTGCACATTATTCTAATCGATATGGGTCTTCTGAACAGTATATTCATTCAGTATCTGAATTAAAATCACATGTCATGCATTTACAATGTCATTCGCAAGAAATGATTGTATCCAAATTTATAGAACACTCAACACAACCCGCGAATGATTCATTCCGAATTACATGGAAACAATTACATTACATATGGAAACAGCATTTAGTGTTACACGATATACCAAATATGATATATTCCAATGCTTTAAAACAGATGTTTAAGCAATCATTAAAATATGAGGAAGAAACAGATTCCTTTATTTGCATTACAAGTAAATATTTACCTAACATAAGTCAATTTCTTCAATTCTGGGAAGAAAATGTTATTTACGCAGAGGATGAGCTGGAAATTGGCGAATTGTATATTTTATACAGTTCGTCTAATGTGAAGGAAAATGATTTACCTAAATTAATTCAACACTTTTTCCCAGAAACAACTATTGCAGACAATAAATATATCATGAATGTGAAATGCAAATTATGGAATAAACAACAACCCATTATTAATTTGATTGAATCTTTAAAACAGTGTCCTCCGACGGACATTATATCGATGGATGATTTGTATACAGACTATACTAACAAAAAAACAACCCATATGGTTGTTAGTAAACAGTATTTTGAAAAATATATTCGATTCAATTTGACGGAATATATTGTGTATGATTCTTTTGTAGATTTTCGTCATTTATAAGCGCCATTTATAAGACGCGCGATTTACGTAAGTATCATACCACCCATTTTTTTCTCATTTCCTCCTAACGTTATAAGGTTACCCCCCATTTTTCGGCTCTTTCCGCCTAACGTTATAAGGTTACCACCTATAATTAATCCACCACTCATTTTTTTATTCTTACGACTCTTTACTGCAACACGGACAGCACCAAACTTTCCCTTTTCTGTGCCATATCCATGCTTTAAAAGTCGGTTTTCCTTCTTGGCGGTTAAATATTTGGACTTGGAGACAATGCGACCTTTGTCGTTTTGAACTAAATCCATCTTTCTTAATCCACCCGATGTTTTATACGCAGTTTCATGCCAGACTTGGGCACGGGTTCCAATTAAAAGCTCAAATGTTTTTCCCTTAATGTGGTATTTTCCATCAGCATTTTTTGAATGAATTCCCATTATATGTTATAACAAGAAAAAAACGAATTAGAGGATTTAGAATTTATTTTTTAATGGTAAAACTGGTTTTTTACGAGTATATGGAACACATTTGGCAACATATTCCGTTCCAGAAGAAGTGGTTGGAATAGAACCAGACCCAGTTCCCAACCCAGACCCAGAAGAACCCGACCCAGCTAAAGATGCTAACAGATTCGCCTCTTCTTCCGATGTAATAAAAATAGTTGTTCCTCCTAAACCCCTTCGTTTCAACATTTGAGCCTTGGCAAATTCAGCCGACTGATTGTCAGTCATCATTTCTTTATTGAAAATGTTGAATGCACTTCTTCTTCTAAGACATCTTGTCACTACATCTTCACTGGATGTATAAGTATATTTAAAATTCATAGAAGTCATTTGATATATTACATTTAGTTTCTTTTATGTAAAAAAATTGATTTTAAATAACCTTTTAAATAGTATTAAACATTCACATATACATTAAATGGAAACCATGAATAAGACGCAATTGCTAGAGAAGTGCAAAGAATTGGGAATTGCAAAGTGCAGTTCAAAAAATAAATCACAGTTGATGCAATTGATTCAGTCTAAAAAAACACTATTGGTCCCTACTAAAAAAATACACATTCCTAAACCAATTTTAAAGTGGGTTGGGGGGAAAACCCAAATAATAGATAAACTTATTGTGAATTTCCCACTTGAAATAAATAATTATCGCGAAGCATTTTTAGGAGGCGGTAGTGTTTTATTAACCTTATTATCTTATGTAAAAGATGGCATTATAAAAATGCAAGGCAATGTATATGCGTATGATTTAAACGAACCATTAATTAATGTCTACAAAAACATTCAAACCCATCATAACGAATTATATGATGTTCTGCAAACTATTATTGCGGATTTTAATGAATGTGGAAATGGAGAAATAAATAGAACACCCGCCAATATAGAACAAGCAAAAATAGCAAAAGAAAATTATTATTACTGGACAAGAAGCGAATATAATAAATTGTGTTTAATTGATACAAAAAGCATATTGTGTTCTGCCATGTTTATATTCTTAAATAAAACTTGTTTTAGAGGTGTATTTCGAGTTGGTCCAAAAGGATTTAATGTCCCATACGGACACTATCCCAATCCAGAAATTATAAATAAAGAACATTTAGAAGAAATACATAATTTAATTCAAAATGTATTATTTGAATGCAGTGATTTTACTGCATCACTAACAAAGGTAGATGATAATGATTTTGTATATCTCGACCCGCCATATGCGCCCGAAACAGACACGTCATTTGTAGGATATACTGAAAATGGGTTTAACACAGAAAACCATCAACATTTATTTGGATTAATACACATTTTAACAAATGCAAATAAAAAAATAATGTTAAGCAATGCGGATGTGAGTTTAGTGCGCGACAATTTTACAAATGAAAAATATAATACACAATCCATTTTATGTAAAAGGTCAATTAATTCTAAAAATCCAGATGCAAAGGCAAAGGAAGTGATTATAAAGAATTATTAAACCATGTATCAAATGTTTCAAAATAATTTTCATCTTCTCCAAATAAAACCGAAATATTGTTTTCGTTAAGTATTGTATTTAATATTGTATATTTTTTTTCGTTTGAAATAAATTTATTTTTCAAAAATTTACTTACACAAAATCCATAAAACACTTCAAACTCCGGTCCCAATACTAATTCATATTCTCTTTTAAGTGAAGGTCCGGACCACAATTTTGTTTCTACAGACCCCTCTACATTTTGCTCTTTTTTTTCTAATATTTTTATTATTTTTCTGCCACTTGTATATTCAATAATATACGCTTCATCTGGACATCTAAACAAATCAATATTGTATTTATTCTTCATATATTGTTTTAGTCCATTTTGCAATGCAAACACGACTGTTTTATCTTCAAATGTTTTTGATAAATAATAATCATATGATTTTTTTGTTTTTTTTATCAAAGTGTATCCCATTTCTAATAATCTTTGCTGATTATTTGTTTTTTCTTCAAACTGTTTCCCATAATAATTTGTATTTGCACCACCCGCACCAGTTCCTTTATTGATGATTGTTGTATCATTTTCTATCATCGCAGATGAATTCATATTTGAAGTTATCTTTATGTTACTTGCTAGAATCAAGTCAATCAATTCTTGTTTTTTTTTCTTACTATATCCTTTGATTCCATTTGTTTTGCAGATAGCAATTAATTCTTTGCACGAGCATTCAGTATAGTTCATATTTGTTAAATGAATTGAAATGAATTGAAAACATTAATAAAAAACAAATCATTTTTTATTAAAATTGAAATAAATTTATTATTGTAAATCAATTTATACATTTCCCATAAATTAATACAATGTCTCAATCTAACGACCAATTATTAGCTTCCAAATACCAGCAGAAGACTGACAAGGCTCATATTCTGGACAATCCAGATACGTACATTGGGTCAGTCGAACACATTGATTCCCATGTTTGGATATTCGACAATGAAACAAACAAAATTATTGAAAAAAATATAAATTACATTCCCGGCTTGTTCAAGTTATTTGATGAAGGAATTGTCAATTGTCGCGACCATGCAATCCGAATGGCGACTAATCCAGATGCAAGTCAAGTATCTTACATTGATGTTTCCATTGTGGACGGAACTATCACTATGACAAACGACGGTAACGGTATCGACATTGCCAAACATCCCGAGTCTGGCATTTGGATTCCCGAGATGATATTTGGACATTTGCGAACATCAACCAATTATGACAAAACAGAGAAAAAGATTGTCGGTGGAAAGAATGGATTTGGATTCAAGTTGGTTCTCATTTGGTCTGTTATGGGAACCGTTGAAACAGTTGACCACACACGTGGTTTAAAGTATACTCAGACATTCCGACAAAATTTGGACATTATTGAACCACCCGTCATTACCAAGTGCAAAAGCAAACCGTATACTAAGATAACATTTCATCCAGACTATGCCAGATTGGGCATTCCAGCACTAACACCAGATATGATTGCCCTCTTCAAGAAACGCGTTTATGACATTTCAGCTGTCACGGATAAGTCATTGAAAGTTCGTTATAATGGCGAAACACTTCCAACTAAAAATTTCCAGCAATATATTGACTTGTATATTGGCAACAAAGATGCAATGGCACGTGTTTATGAAGAAACAGACCCACGATGGGAATATGCGGTCGCCATCTCTCCGTCACACGAATTTATTCAAATCTCGTTTGTTAATGGAATTCACACTTGCAAGGGTGGTAAACATGTGGAGTTTATTCTCAATCAAATCACTCGCAAAATGATTGAGTTTATTGAAAAGAAGAAGAAAATCAAAGTCAATGCAAACAGTATTAAAGAACAATTAGTGCTGTTTGTTCGATGCGATATTGAAAACCCCGCGTTTGATAGTCAGACGAAAGATTTCATGAATACACCCGTTGCCAAGTTTGGTTCTTCGTGCACTGTCAGCGACAAGTTTATTGAAAAGGTGGCTAAAATGGGTGTCATGGATGCAGCATGTGCAATCAATGATATCAAAGAACATAAAGCAGCCAAAAAAATGGATGGTTCTAAAACTAAAAATATTCGTGGAATTCCCAAACTGATGGATGCCAATATGGCGGGAACAGATAAATCGCGGCAATGTATATTGATTCTCTGCGAGGGAGATTCCGCTAAAGCGGGCATTGTTTCGGGACTGTCATCGGAAGATAGAAATATTATTGGTGTGTATCCTCTGAAAGGGAAGGTCATGAATGTTCGAGGTGAACTAACAAAACGCATTTCGGAAAACAAGGAAATCACGGAAATTAAACAAATTCTAGGATTAGAAAAAGGAAAACAATATTTGAATATGGATGATATTGCATCCAGTTTGAGATACGGGAAAGTATTGTTCCTAACAGACCAAGATGCGGATGGGTCTCATATCAAAGGACTTTGTGTAAATTTATTTCAGAGCGAGTGGTCATCGCTTATTCGTATTCCGGGATTTATTGGGTTTATGAATACTCCGATATTGAAGGCACGACGTGGACAAAACGAACTGTTGTTTTACAATGACGGCGAATACAATTTGTGGAAAACGGCTAACAATGACGGGGCTGGCTGGAATGTCAAATATTACAAAGGATTAGGAACCAGTACGGGTAAGGAATTCAAAGAATATTTTGAACACAAGAAGATTGTCAACTTTACTTATGCGGGAGACGGAAGTGATGATGCAATTGATATGGTATTCAATAAAAAGCGAGCAGATGACCGCAAAGGATGGCTTGAGAAATACGACAGAGAAAGCTATGTCGACACATCAAATCAAGACATTACGTATGAAGAGTTCATTCACAAAGAGTTGATTCACTTCTCCAAATACGACTGCGACCGAAGCATTCCAAATTTGATGGATGGATTGAAAATAAGTTTGCGAAAGATATTGTTTTCCGCATTTAAAAAGAATCTAACAAATGAAATCAAAGTTGCGCAATTCAGTGGATATGTCTCGGAACATTCATGTTATCACCATGGTGAGGCAAGTTTGAATCAAGCGATTGTTGGACTTGCCCAGAATTTTGTAGGTTCTAACAATATCAATCTGCTAGTTCCATCTGGCCAATTCGGAACTCGTATGCAAGGCGGTAAAGATAGCGCATCTGAAAGATATATATTCACACTCTTGACTCGAATCACTCGATGCTTATTTCCTCAAGCAGATGATGCCGTTCTAACATACTTGAATGACGATGGGTTTCAAGTAGAACCCACTTGGTATGCTCCAATTATTCCTATGGTTCTAGTGAATGGGTCAAAGGGAATTGGCACTGGCTTCAGCACGGAGATTATGTGTTATAATCCGCTAGACATTATTGCATACATTAAATGCAAGCTCCGAGATGAAACGTCATCCCATATTGGATTCATGCCGTATTATGAAGGATTCAATGGCACAATTATTCAAGTATCCGAAAGCAAATATTTATTCAAAGGCAGATACGAACATGTAGGCGCCGACAAGATTCGCGTGACAGAATTGCCAGTTGGGTTTTGGACACAAGATTTCAAAGAAATGTTGGAAGAAATGACGGAGTCAACAGTGGATAAAACGGGCAAAAAAGTGGCACCCCTTATCCGCGATTATGATGATATGAGCAAAGATACAACCGTTGACTTTGTGGTGACATTTCCGAAAGATAGATTGGCAGAACTGGAATCAAATGGGTCTGAACATGGTAACGGCGTGGAGAAATTATTGAAGTTATGTAGCACTAGTTCGACTACCAATATGCATTTATTCAATGAGAAAGATAAGTTGAAGAAATATGCAAGTGTTCCAGAAATTATTGATGATTACTACAAAACTCGATTGGAATTGTATGGAATCCGAAAGCTTCATTTGATGGATGTGCTAGACCGAGAACTATTGGTGCTTTCTAACAAAGCAAGATATATTCAAGAAATATTGGATGATACGATTGATTTACGTCGCAAGAGAAAAGAACAAGTGGTTGAGATTCTTTGCAGTAAAGGATATAGTATAGTAGATGGAGATGCAGAATACAAGTATCTAACAAAAATGTCGATGGATAGTGTGACAGAGGAAAATGTGGCAAAAATAATGAATGAGCGAGACAAGAAAGCGGGTGAATTAGAAGCAATCAAATCCAAACCAATTGTGGTGATGTGGGAAGAAGAATTGGTTGTGCTGGAAGCAGAGTATTTGAAGTATAAGTCAGAACGCAACGTGGTGGAAGTTGTCAAATCTGCAAAAAAGACATCAACCAAGAGAAAATAATAATGCAAAAATAATCACATCTCATATCTCTTTTTTTGTGGTAAATATAATAAATATAAATCTATTTTTATTATAATATGTTTAAGAATTGGTTTAGGTCAACAAACGAGAAAAGAATGGAAGAACAAATTGTCAAATTAAGAGAAGACATTGTCGTTTTGCAAACTAAGATAAGTGTTTTGGAGAAACAACTAATAACTGTAGAGGTTGTGAAAGAAGAACATGTAGAAGAAAACCCATCTAATATTTTGGAACCAAGGGAAGAGCCTATTATTGAAGAAAAGCCAATTGTAGAAGTTCCAGTTGTTATAAAAGAAGAAAAAGCAATTGTTGTTGATGTTGTTAAGCCATCTATTGAAAAGCCAGAAAAAGAAGAAAAAGTAGAAGAAACAATTGTTGTTGATGTTGTTAAGCCATCTATTGAAAAACCAGAAAAAGAAGAAAAAGTAGAAGAAACAATTGTTGTTGATGTTGTTAAGCCATCTATTGAAAAACAAGAAAAAGTAGAAACAATTGTTGTTGATATTGTTAAGCCAGATGTAGAAAAAGAGACAAACCCCGCCCCACCTAAAAAAAGAAGACAGTCCAAAAAAGCTTCTCAATTAGAAGAGGCTTTACCTAAATAATTATTCTAACATATTTGTCCATATCCAAGATTCTTCATCATCCACATAATATTTTTTTTGTTTTTCTAATCTTTTCATATTCATTTGCAATTGTTTTATTCTTTTTTGTATTGTCTCTTTTAAGCCAGAATGTAAACAGTTAATTTTACTCAATTCAGTTTCATCATGTTTTATGTGATTCGATAGTTGTTTTAAAACATCGTCTATTTTGCTCAAAATTGATTTTATTCTTTTTTTATCGTATTCGTCTAGATGTAGATTTTTTAAATGTTCTTTAAAATCTCCACCCGAAGTGTTATATCCATGCCCACCATGAGGGAATTGAAACTTGGCGTGAATTGAGTCGTGTCTATACTGCAACGGTTCAATCAACATTTCAACAGATTTAATATACTCATCCAAATTCATATTATCAAGTGAAGCATTATAATTTTATATTAGTTTGAAATTAACATTATATGCATATAACGGATACTTCTTTTGTATTGTAATTTAACAATCTTATCGGATTGTATTTTTTTAATGGAAAAAATTGAGAATTTAATGGTCTTCCACTCCCAGTTTCAATATCTGTATCATCTTGCATTTGATTACAACAATTACATATTAAAATGTATTTAAACTTTTTACTTTGAACCAAATAATCTAAAAATGTATATATGCTATCTAAAGACCAATGTTGAATAACATCTTTTAAGATACATATATCTCCATTTACAATGCTTTCTTTGTTATTAAAAAAATCTAAATGCATAAATGAATATTTTGGGGAAAAGTTTTCACTTGTGTTATATTTGATTATTTTATCATACGTATCATAACCAGTATATACAATATCTAAATCATCATATATTAATTTGCCACACTTAAAATCCCCGCACCCTAAATCTACAACATGTTTTATTTTATTTTCAACAAGAATTGCTTTCAAAAAAGGAATATAAGTATGAATATTATATTCTATTTCAGACCCTCCTCCACTACTACCTGCATATTCCACAATATTATTGTCACCCCATATTCTATTTTCATACACATTTGTAAAAATTTGTTCCATAATAAATTATGGTATTTGATTTTATATTAGTTTGAAATTAATATAAATAAAAATTAAGGATGCACATTCCGGGACTTGAACCCGAGGCTTCTGCTTATAAGACAGATGATTTAACCAACTAATCGAAACGTGCGCATAGGAGACTAGCTCCCTATATTATAAGAATTGGTTTCTTTAAATACTTTATTCTATTAAATGTTTATTGGCAAAATAAAGTCGTCTTTTTAGTTGAGATATTCGCAATAAAATAGTATCACGAATATCTAACAAATCTAATATAAATCCGTTCCTAAATAACCATTCTTCATTTTTGTTAGTGTATACATCTATTTGTCTTTCGATTTCAGTTAAATATACAATGTCATTGGCCCTCATGACACTTTGGATAAATTCATTCACGTTGATACTTTCAATAGAGAACATATTGGCATTTAGATAAGTTATAACAACTAACAACTAACAAATTCAATTTTTTAGTGGAACTACGTTCCCCTAGAACCACGGACTCATCGCATAAGTTCGTTTTACCTCCTTATTATCCATTTTAGGTGGCTCCATCGGCACTGCAATACTGCTCACATCTGACAAGTACGTCATATATCCATGTGCTTCACCAAACACTTTCTCTGCACAATATTTAATCACTTTGTCGTTCAAATCTTGGATTTGGCCAGTGATATTCGTTGGCAAGTTTAGAGCATTTTGTAGAAAGATGCTTCGCATAACCACCTTTAAGGCATCTTCATCTTGCTGTCCAATAACATATTTGTTGTTAGACATTTGATACACCCCCGCACGAATTCCGTTTTGAACAATCTGAATGTTTGGACTAGAAAAGAAAAGTTTAGACAACTTGGTTTCGGTCCAGATTCCATTGGTAGATTCCCTAAACCCCGCCGTTTGATTTGCGGGAATTTTGTCATACATGGAAAAAAGAGTTTGCATGTTTGGACCAATTGGTTGAGCTAAATTAATGCGACCGTTATTTAGAGTATTTGTGTTTGCCATTAATTATAAGATAGATAAAAAAGGCCGTCTTTTTTATCCACATAGTTTATACGATGGATTTTTCTTTTCAGCAAATAGTCATTATTGTTGCTGTTATTCTATTGATTGTCACATCTACAGTAATAGGATACATGATGTATAGCGTAGACAAATTAAAACCATGGCCACCATCCAGTAATTCATGCCCAGATGGATGGACTTATGATGCTGTATCTGGTAAATGCGGTTCAACGGGAATAAATGTGGGGTCGATGATTACGGACATTTCATGTGGGCTAGCTGGTTTAAGTACTCGACTTTGCGGTACACTATATCCAAGTCCTTTGTTTGCAGATAACAGTGAGTGCATAGATGGATGGGTTCAAGGAAATTCGGCCAATTTTCGTGATGTAAGTAGTTGTTATATGTTAGCCAATTCTACTAACAAACCGGCTGGTTATACAACAAATTTAAGTTACACACCGTCATCGATGATGCAAGATAATGTAGATTGGGCAAAAGCATTTGACATATCTTGGGACGGATTAGTATAACGGATTATTAGTATAGTTTAGCATTTATATCAACATATATAAATGCTAGAAATTTTGAATTTTAATTTGCAGAAAATAGTGTTAATTGTAGCAGTGGTTTCCTTTATTTTTGCGGTAATGATAATTTATTATAACACACTTCAAGCAACTAAAAACACGAGGTTGCCTCGCGTGACAACAAAGTGTCCAGATTATTGGGATTTATCTAGTGATGGAAATTTATGTGTCAATACAAGCGGAATGAACAAAGGAACACTTGAATATGGTAGTTGCGATGCATCTAATGTCTATCCTTGTTGCACAGAAGGAACATGTTATATTGATAATACAATTATTCAAACCAATCAAAAAAAGTGGGCATCAACTAATAAATTTGTATGGGATGGAGTATATAATGGATAACTTATTTGACAAATGATTATTTGACAAATAGATATAAATAACCATCTATAACAATAATAAATGGAAAAATTAAATTTAAATCATATTTTGGGAAGAGAAGAAGACGTTTTAAAAATAAAATCGTTTTTAAAAGAGTATGAGGAAAATAAATCAAACCTTTTAACAAAGAAGGGAATTTATCTCTATGGCGACCCAGGCACGGGAAAAACAACGTTTGTAACTAACATCTTGAAAGAGCTCAACTATGATATAATAAAATATGATGCGGGTGATGTCCGAAATAAATCTATTATTGACACCATTACCAAGCACAATATGTCTGACACAAACATTATGAGTTTATTCAATAAAACCCCGCAAAAAATAGTCATCATTATGGATGAGATTGATGGAATGAATAATGGCGACAAAGGTGGAATCAATGCATTAATAAAGGTCATTCGACCCAAGAAGACCAAAAAGCAACGACTAGAAGACATTTCATTGAACCCCATCATATGTATAGGTAACTATCATGTAGACAAGAAAATTAAAGAACTTATCAAAGTATGCAATGTTGTGGAATTAAAAAAACCAACTAACATCCAAATCAATAAAATCATTGATTGCATTTTGCCAACAGTTTCGCCATCTTTAATACCAAATATAATACAATATATTCAAGGCGATTTGAGAAAGATAAATACTCTCCATCAAATATACCGAAAAAAAGAGGAGACCTTGAATGTGAGTATTATTCAAAATATATTTCAAACCAAATCATACAATGACGACACTCGACAAATTGTAAAAAAAATGATTAATTCACCATATTCATTATCGGAACATTTAACCGTGATGAGTGAAACAGATCGCACCATTATTGGATTGCTCTGGCATGAAAATATCATTGATGTGTTAGGTAAAATGAAAAAGTCGGATTCTATTTCTTTCTATACAAATGCATTAGACAAGATATGTTTTGCGGATTATATTGACCGAATTACATTTCAAAACCAGATATGGGTATTTAATGAAATGAGTTCATTGATGAAAACATTTTCGACGAATAAGATGTATCACGATACATTCCCCAAACATCGTAAATATAACCCAACAGAGGTTAGATTTACAAAGGTACTAACAAAATATTCAACTGAATACAACAATGTTATTTTTATTCAAAATTTGGCATTGCAACTGGGGATGGATAAGAAAGATATATTTTCTTTCTTTTTGAATTTAAAGAATCAATATTCGGATGCAGAAATTGCCACGATGTTAGAACCAAATGAAATTTCGAAGTTAGACATTAATCGAATATACCGATATATTGAGAAGTATACAACGGGGGTGGATGACAAAGAGGAACCAGAAGTGTCTTCGGATGATGAGTAATTCAACTTCAACTTTTCATAACTTCGTGAAAAAAGTTGATTCAAACGTAGCCTATTTATCTTTTTATTTTACACCTTTTTTCATTTCAAACGCCTTTAAAACTACTTTAAATATTACTTAAAAATATCTTATTTTAAATAAAATGTGTTCTTTTTATGAAACTAAATTAGACTATAATTCAACAGAAAAAATGTTAATATTTCACACTGATTACATTTTATCAAACCCACATATAATTGAGTTTATCTATGGGTGTGCTTTGTATTTTTCAAATATAAGAATTATATCACTCATTAATTTGTTTGTTAGAGAACATAATGTAAAAATTAGTAGATACAATATTTTACAGAATATGTATCAATCAAGACTTCAAAAAATTAAAAAAGATAGTTATTTTTGGCGTATAAATGAATTAAATTATCCAAAATTGGAAGACAATAAAAAAAAAGAATTAGAATACATACGTAATTATTGGAAATCATTCGAAGTAAAATAAAGTAGGCATTTTAAATGTAAAAAGGTGTAATTAACTTAAGTATTGTATATTTGTTATATATACAATGTTTAATTTTATTATTAAATTTTTTAATGGAAATCAACAACAACAACAACAACCACCACAAATATTTAGTGAACAATATAGACGTGCTTATAATAAATTATGGATTCAATCATTGCGAACTTATTCTCCTAGTTAAAGTTGACTGGAATACCATACTCCTTGCAAAAAACAATCCGCCAAATCATCTTTTTTCTTATGTGATTGAAAAAAGGAAAGCCATTCTCCAGACAATCCATATTCTTCCAATTTAGTTTGACAACATTGGATTCCCGCCTTCTTTCGCCCTTTGTAATCTAACTCGCTTTCATTTGTTAGTCCTTTCAGTTTATTCACTGAACTAACAAATTCTATCTGTATATTCTCATTTCTCATAATAAAGTATTGAGCTAACATCCCTTGAATTGTTTTCATCTTGACAGCAAGAGGTCCAATCTGGTTTTCAATAATAACTATATCTATTGTTGTTAGTTGGTCTTGAAAAAGAATATCCAATTTATGCTGGATATTGCGCCCAATAGTTACTAAATTCAAATGAACCGCATTTACCTTTGCTTTTACTTCAAAACAATTTGTTTCTATATATTCTTGCAATTTGTTAGTCATGTGAAGACGAGCAAGACAATCTTCTTCCTTAAATCCATATTTCAACATGAGTAATTTCAATCCGGGAACCTTTGTTTTGGTAATGGCGGGTTTGGATAACTCTTTTGGGACGGCTATAAAGGGTTGCTTTTTGGAGTGCGCCAAACACCAACAGTGTCCGTTTTTGGTATATTTGATGGTTTTTTTGCACCCGACCGTCGAGCAAGAGGTTGTTTCTTTTTCTGTTAGGTCGATATTGTCCCATTTTAGAATAGTAAAAGAGGGAGAGGAATCAAAGAAACAAATCGACAAGTTGCGAATCCCAACATCAATACTAACAATTCTTCCCATTTTGTTAGTATAGATGATATTATCTAAATGTGTTTATAAAAATTTATATCCATAGGGGAAACTATTATCTCCTCCAGAAGTTATGTTGCGTGTGAATAATAATGTTGGTTTTAATTGAGTTGAACAGAGGAATCCCTTTCCGGGAACGCCAGAGTAAGATGCGGGCAAACATTTGGTTTGCACGGGGCATACGTCGGGAACATTTGTCCATACTGTCTTTTTATTCACCCAACTACTGGTGGCAATTTTGGAATATTCTTGATTCTTTGTTAGACGTCCCGAATTATGGGAATGTCGTAGTGAGCTTACTTTACGAAGCATCAAGAATTCATTGTAAGGCATATTTATTTGCGGGGTGGTTGAACGAGACCATACGTTTGGTGGATTTGGGTTATAATCAGAACCTAAACAAGACATACACTAACATAACAAAATATATATTCTACTTATTTACATTTACAATCCAAAAACAGTCCGGGAATAAACTCTCTTTTTTTGATAGACCTCATATGAGAACTATGAATTGGCTTCTTCGAAGAACCCGTTTTTTTCCCTTTGTGATATTTAGTAACACTTTTGTACCCCTTCCCATTTTTGATAGATACTGTTCGAATTATTTTTGTACTTCCTTGTGTCTCAATTTCTTTATTATGGTAATTAAAACAACATTTTTTCATTATATATTATCTTTATAAAATAATGTATAACTAAATTATATGAATACAGAATCACTCGTTCATTTATTTCACATGATAATAGTTGGAGGTCTCTTTTTATACGTAGGAATACAAAACACAAATATACCTAAAATCATGTTCCCTATACTACTCGGATTAGGAATAATAATTATTTTATACCATGCATTTAAGCTTTATATTAAAATTGTCAAAGGAAAGGGATATTGGGTAAATTTGATTCATATTTTGTTAGTGGGTCCATTGTTATTATATATTGGTTACAATGGAGATAAAACATCAAGGTTATATTTTGAACTTTTATTGATGTTAGGGTTTGCTTCAATTGGATACCATGGATATTATTTTGTTTTATCTTTAGACTAACAAAAAAAGATACTCACCCTTGAATAGTTTATTTATTTCCTCTATTATCCATATTCAGTTTCGCTTGAAGCTCTTGTTCCACTTCCTCCATTAATGTGATTATATGGTTTATTTTAATTTTGATTGGCTCTTTATCATTCAAACGTTTACTTGCTCCGTCAAAATTGTTATTGCAAACTTCTATATGTGCTGAATAATAATCATCTGATACATCGTCCATATTCAGTTTATGTTGAAGCTCTTGTTCCACTTCCTCCATTAATGTGATTATATGGTTTATTTTAATTTTGATTAGCTCTTTATCATTCAAACGTTTACTTGCTTCGTCAAAATTGTTATTGCAAACTTCTATGTGAGCGGAATAATAATCGGATGATGAGTTATTCATTATTGTATATTGTAAATAAATACTTTTTATCTATTTTTATAAACACTTTTCAATTTTTATTATCAATCCATTTTTTTGTTAAAACAGATTTCACACTTTGTAATGCACCTTCCGTCCAACCTTGATTTTTACTAACAACTTCGCCTACTACTAATATACCTTTTTCGGGATGTTGTGCAATGTCAATAAATTCATCTCTATCTTCATAAAGTCTTTCATTCAATGGTTTATAATAATGGGTTCCTATTGGCCAGTAATAATCTTTAATAGCTAACAAATGTAAAGAACCATTAGGTATGCCTATTGATTTTTCAAGTAGTTTGCAATAAAGGGTTCTATTTTCTTCCGTGTTTTCTAAATTATTTTTTAATGCTAATGCATTATTATTATCACTATAGGCAATCATATATATTCCTTTATCTGCATTCATAGGAATAATTTTTTGAAGTGGACCCGGCAAACAAGTGTAGCCTTGGATATATTCTTTCATAATGGGAATAGACTGTTTAGAAAATTTGCCATATAAACGCAAAAAGGGTTGTCCTTCAATGTCATTGTAAATTGGTTTTGGTAGAAGTGTTCGAATGCCTGTTATGGTGGTAGCAATAATAACTTTATTGCACATATAATTTACACCATTCTCCGTAGAAACTACAAATCGGCTGTCCAATTTTGTTATTTTAGAAACATTATTTGAAAATTTGAAATGGGATTCGCCTATTTTACTAGCTAAACTTAGAACCATTTTTTTCCAAGGGACAAAAAATGCTTTTAAATATGTATTATCTTCCATACCATATGAATATAAGGTTTCATGTACGTCTTCTTTCTCAAAATCGGTATATCCAACAGTATTTATGAAATTCTTATATTCTTTCTCTCCTAACACATTCTTGGCAAACACTTTAAATGTAATTGGCGGTCCTCTATATTTTGTATATTCATTTCTTAAATAATTCATGACTTTTTTAATATCAATCGGGGTTATCAGTTTTGAATAATGAGGATTCATTGTGAACTCGTCCGTTTTAATATCTAATTCATCGAGTAATTTATGCAATAATTTATCTTTTTTCCTACCGATTCCAGCACCAGTTACAATTTCAGTCCCATAAAACATTTCATTACTTGTGCGACCTCCAATCCATTGTTTTTTATATTTTTCAAGAATAAGAAACGTTGTATCTGGTGACATTTTTTTAATGTTGTAAGCAGAATATAGCCCTCCCGCACCACTTCCTATAATAATTATATCATAAATCATATTATATTATATAATTATTAAATATCGACGATATTCTATTTGGATAAAAAGTTGGATTAGGAGGGGTTATATGGTCAAGCAAAGCGGAACCTAGTTCCCCTAGAGATACCATTTGAATCCTAAATAGTCGGTTTTTGTTGCATTTATTCCATCTGCCGTATTTGTTAGAGTATTCACACTATCTTCTAAGAATTTTTGAATTTCATTAATAGACAGCGCATGTTTGTAATAGAATAAATTGGAAATGTTTCCTACAAATCCGCCACTTTCTGAAATATACACATTTCCATAATTCTGTTTTGGAGTAGAAGGTAAAATAATGCTCTTTGCAATTTGACCGTTAATGTAGACGTCAATAAGGGTTTGTTTGCATCGAATCAATACATTAAACCATTTATTGTGAGGAATGGATGGAATCTCAATAGTAGAAGTCGGATTATTAAATGTATCCATTTTCACTATTAATTTATTCTCAACTCGGTCAAAATATAGCCCAGGTGCTTGGTTAATAGTTGTAATTTCTGTTTGTGTTTGGCTAGCACTTGTATCTTTAAAAGTAGGAACACTTCCTTTACTAAAGATGTGCATATATTTTGCTTTGGAACTTGTGGGTTGGTCCTTTATATACAGACTAACTGCCCAAGTAAACTCAATGCCAGTGTCTTCATTGCTTGAACGGGGAATTGTATATGCACTACCAAATCCTTGACTTAAAGGACCCAGTTTTGTAGAACCCTCTTGCATGCCATCAATCAGTTTAACTGGACTAGAAGACCGTCCGATAAAATATTTAATAACCGCAGTTGCGACTCGAAGTAATACAAAAAACACAAAAACAACTAACAAAATAAAAGCAGCACGAGCAATGTAACTATTTGATTCTAAAAATTCAGATGACATGTTAGTATAATCTGCTAATGCAAATGAATTACCATCTGCGGGAATTGGTGCGGGTGGTAAAACCGATTTAACAGACTCAACTCCAGTATCAAAAACAGACTTAGTAGAGTCTGTAATTTCTCCGACTTTGTTAGTTATGTTTGCGGTCGATTCCTTCACAATGTCGCCTACATTACTTATTTCTGATTGAATTTTATTCATTAAACTAGGTTGTTGTTCCATATATACAATAAGTATAAAAATAAATATGGAATAAATAGATAATTAAACGGAAATGGTATTTTGGGCCACTCCGTTGTTTGTGAGAGAAATCGACAGCCCGTAATTTCCAAAAAAGTTTCCAAACATATCGGAACCAACTGATTGTTGGTATATGTTAAAGATAGTTTGTGGGTCTGTGCTAGACGGCCAATATTGGAACTGTTTTACCCAACCGCTAAAGCCGGTATTTGTTTTTGTAGTTATATACCCATAAGGAGAACAACCATTTGAATCATCATTTGCATATGTTGTGCCAGAACTGTATTGAGCCGCTGTCGCGCAAGGA